TGGGCGGAGGCGCGCCCTATTCCGCAGTAGGCGAGGACGACGGCAACTAGAACGTACGCCACACGTCGGGCAAGCGCTGATGCGAACGACCGAGCTAACCAGTTCATCACGTCCCCTCAAATGCGAGCCATGCAGCGCCGCAGATCGCTACGATCACGAAATACCCCATAACCCCTCCCTTCGCTCAATAAAAAGGGGGCGAACGTTTCCGCGCGCCCCCTGCCGTTCGTTCGCGTGCCGTTACTTCGCTGCACGCTTGGTGTAGGCCCACACCACGATGATCGCGAGCAGCACGGCGATGGCACCGATGACCAGGCCCATGTCCGCCTTGCCGCCTGCAACCTCGCCTGCGATGGCCGCGCCCGGCGAGCTGGAGCCGCTGGCGAGAGCCATGCCCGACGCCATCAGGCCGGTAACAGCGGTGCCGACCTTCGCGGTGGTGGAGGCGGCAACGCGGCGGGTGGTGTTTATGATGTTCTTCATTGCGGATTTCCTCGTCATTTCAGTAGACCCCGATACGCGCCGCGCGGAATACGAGGCGCGCTTTCAACCCGATTGCCCACATGCTCACGATGGTGAAGGCAACCAGAGTTCCATCAGCCAGACTCAGGGGTGGAAGAATCGGCTGGTGGTATGGCATCCACACCGGCACCAAGCACGTGCCGTCCTGCTGGATGTTTTCAGCA